CTGAAGAGAAACGTGAGTACGCTTTGAAGACTTTTAGTCCTGAACAGCGAAAGGCTCATGCGCTTGCTAATCCCCAAAGATATGGGAAACATGAAGCTCGTTCAGCTTATTCTTGTTCCAATGCTACCGCAAAGGAACACTCTGCCCTTGTTACATTATATCATCCCCAATCTAGTTCTCCTGAAGAACGATTTGGTTGTATGCTGAAAGTTAAGCATAATGATGTCATTTATTACATGATAAATGAACACCAACTGAAGCGTGATGTTAGTGTTATTAATGCTGCCGGAAATAAGCAACATATTTACACTAAAGAGAACGAGAAACTCTGGAAATCTTTTAGGGAAAATGGTTCTGATACCTTGTGGGCTATAAAAGCCTCTGATTTTATGCAAATTGCACATGCTAGTCCCGTTTCCATTGGACGAGCCACACAACAAGGTCTCTATAATTATTATGGGAGGGATCCCAATACCGGTGACAATGTTATATGCCCTACGGAGGGAACATTGGATGGAAACTGGATAAAACATTCCGCTTCTACAGCAACTAATCATTGTGGTGGATTCTTGTGGGACGCGAAGCGAAATGTCGCAGTAGGTCTTCACTGTCGTTCTGACGGACCAAATTCCGCAGGTGGAAATAATGCAGCAGTGCATTTTTTCTAGAGGCTGAGGTGAACACTCCCTCGTCTCACGGCAAATGGAAGGGAGCTGTGCTTATTGAAACCGATAAGCCGCCCAGACGTGAGTACAACACGTTGAAATTTTTAGGTCGTGGTCCGAAACGATCGGATTTGAAGCATAAGCTTCAACCATATCACAAGACTTTGAGTGAGAATGTCAAGTATTTAGACGCTCATTTGACCAGTTTGAGAAAACTCGCTGGTGATAAGTTTGTGATGGTCGAACCTTCAATTGAAAATGTCAATTTGACCATAACATCGTTTGATAACGCTAAATATAGCGACTTCAGAGATAAGTTTTTTGAATTTGGAAAAGAATTTCTCGCGACGCAGTATGGTCATATTTTTCCTGATGGGATAGCCTCATCAGAAGAGTTGCAAGATTATGTTGACTGGACGAAAAGTGCCGGATATACTGCAACTGCAAGTAATATTTACTCGAAAGGAGAATTGGTACGAGATCCGCTCTATCTAAAATCCGATTACCACCTTAACAACGTTAATACTGTACCTATAGTGTCTGTTGCTGTTAAGAGAGAACTCAAAAAGATTGATGAAGTTATGGCCAATAAGATCAGGCTGTTCTTTATATCAGAGTTCCACTTGTGTCTGTCTCAGATCAAGTTTGGTAAGCGTAGTAGTTCACGTCTCAAGAACTTCAAATGGAGTGCCTATGGATTTAGTCCTTGGCGCGGTGGTGTTCATGAGCTTGCGCAGAAATTACTTTCCAAAGTATGTCGATTTTATTACGATGTTAGTGGATGGGACAAATTTATTCCGATAATGGAAGATTTGTACAAAGTTATTTCTGCATGCTCTAATATCCCTGATAACTTGAAAACGGAGTTTGAATGGATGATTCAGAACACTATAGCATTTGTTTGTGCTCTATGGGATGGTGATGTTATACTTAAGAACTATGGAAATTGTTCCGGTTCCGGTACTACTACTAGAGATAATATACTTATGCATATTATACTTGCTGCCACCTTTCTGGCAGAAGCTTATTATATTAAAAATGGGAAGCTTCCCTCAATTGAGGTTTTAGCTGCTCAGATTGTTAAATTGTTCGGAGATGATTCTGTCTTCGCCGTTGACGCTGAGTTTGACCACGTCCTTCATCGTAAAGATGAGAGTGATGGTTTTTTAAGAAACTTTTTTGCCAGGTACGGCATGAAGCTAAAATTTCTCCACGGAGGGACTGATTTTCCCGTTGACCAGATGGAGTTTTTAGGTTTCCGTTTTGCAATTAAAAACGGCCGTTATGTACCTTATTATGACCCAGTACGGCTCGCTCATTCCTTTGTACACACGAATGATCGATGCGACGACTTGGGCGCGTATATCTCAAAATGTTTTGTTTTGACTATGATGTCTTATGCCACAGAGCACTGCGACTTGTTTTTAGCAGCATATAAGACATTAATTATCAATGTTGACAAACTCCCGAATCAGAATCCCACTGTGATAAGCTTTACAAATATAGGTCCCCTCACTGAGGAGATCCTGGAGGCGTTTTACAATGGGTCAGAAAGTACTTTGATGGACTTTTCTTTTTTTGAGTCTATCTTGGAGGAGGTAGGAATAAAAGAAACTTTCGGCCATGAGTACGGAACGAGTTAACAATGCAGGAGTCCTTAATCGGCTGATTGCAGACAAAATTTTGACACAACATTCAATAGCAGCTCTAAAGGTAGCTCTGGATGGTTGGCATGACACTACTATTAGTGATTTTGCAGGTATACCTGATAAACATGTCGGTAAATTGTTTACCTTTGACGATGTTGCAGAGATTTCGGTTGGAAAACTGTCTTCTCCTGTTCCTTTGGGCGCCGGATCTTGGTCCCTTAGAATAAGTGCATACCCTATAGGTGGAAGAACAACCTTTAAGGGAGGGGCTTGTCGAGGATCTATGTTTACAATGGACAACACAACCCCTTTAACTGTTGCAAGCAACGTTAATATTGCATATGCTTTAGATGGCACTGATTTCTCCGATACTGGAGTTGGCGGAGCTGGTGAAAACACCCAGATGATGCAGATGTCACCCGAATTTTTGACATCCTCATTAAAATTGTGTGGAATGGCCATTGAGGTTATCAACACTACACCAACCCTGACAAAAGGAGGATTGGTCACAGCATGTAATGTGCCCCAGCCCCAGAGCAACACTTCGTTCTGTGGGAATGTTGGGATAAGCGCTGGAATTAATGCTGGGCAGATATGGCCTGTGCCGATGCGGATGGTGAACACACCACCAAAGAATTTGGGTGAGATGGTAAAATTCTCCCCTTTTCAGAATAAGGCTGATGATGGCGTGTATATAAATGCACGTATGCAATATGCTGATCAAACTCCATATTGTATGCCTGTCTCTCCAGTTCTTTTCACCGATGATTTAACACATAATTCAGGAGCGACACCTAATGTCCCTGTTTTTATGGTTCAACAAGCCACAGTACCTGTTGGTGCTAGTAGCTTGAATGGATACGGTGATGTGACAAACTGGTTTGACATGGATTCTCCTGTCATCATTTTCTCAAATTTGTCTGATACTACAACCTTGACTATTAGAGTTAGATGGTTTGGTCAGATTGTTCCTGACGAAGATCAAAATATTTTCTTGCGGGCTTCACATCCTGCACCAATTTATGATCCAAATTTCTTCGAAATCTATTCAAGAGCCTGTGGCTTGATACCTCAAGCATGTGCTTTTACTGAAAACCCTAGTGGTGAGTGGTGGAAGACAGCTCTTAGCGCGATAGGAGGAGCCGCTGGCCCTCTGTTGTTGAAGATTCCACATCCCTTGGCCAAAGCAGCTGGTTTAGCAGCTATTGGTGGGAGTGCATATCTTTCAATGTCCGCAGAAGATAAGAAGGCTGCTAGAAAGCAGCGGAACAATAATGGTAAGTATGGTCCTGGAATGAAAAAGGACGCTTATGGAACCATTAAACCAAGAAAACCTCGAAAGAGGTTGGGGGGCATACCGAATGCGCCTCCAGCATTGCCACCACGTGGGCCTAGAAATTACGCAAGTAATAAGCAACGTGATCGTGGATAAGCGAAGAGAAATATGGGAAGCGTAACCCATACCAAAAAACACCGTGTGTGAATTTGAAATCCGTTCAATGAAGCATGACTAAAGATGAGAGCTGTTAAAACTCAGTATAATAAAACAGTATAAATCTATTGAACAAAATAGATAATGGTCCTTTGTGTTTGACCTAATAAAAACAAACAACGGCGTAAGCTATTTGAAGAATAATCGTACATGATGAACTTCTATAAGACCTTGAAAAAGGAAC